AACAAGGAAACAGCAGACGCTTTAGAGGAATTAAGAAAAAGATTTGAAGATGAAACTAACGAAGACGTTTCATAACACTTTAAGAGCCTATTTAAGTAATAGCAGATTTATAGTTAATAAGGGAGGGTCTAGAAGTGGTAAAACCTATTCAGCCCTCCAACTGCTTTATATCATTGCAAGAGATAGCAAAAAGCCTTTAATCATACACGTAGTAAGCCATAGCACCCCCCATTTAAAGGACGGTGCTATTGTCGATTTTGAGCATATCTTAAACGGTCAACAGATTAACATTGACGCCATACGAACGCAGAACCCACACACGTATAAAATAGGCGTTTCAACCATTAAATTTATAGGATTTGATAACGTAGGTAAATCACACGGAGCAAAAAGGGATATACTATTCGTGAATGAGTGTAATTTAATGAAGTATGAAATCTGCCATCAATTATTTCAGCGTACTAGGGGCACTATATTTCTAGATTATAACCCAAGCAGTAAGTTTTGGATTGATACGTGCGGAATATTGGAGGATGAACGCACCACCCTGATACACTCCACATTTTTAGATAACGCTGAGAATTTAACACCAGCGCAAATAGATGACTTCGAAATGGCTAAGCGCAAACACGATGAAGAGCGCCAAAGGGGAATACAAGGGTACTACTATAATTGGTGGAGGGTTTACGGGTTAGGCTTGTTAGGTAGGGTATCGGGTACAATCATTAATAATTGGGAAGTTGCTCCATTTCCTGATACTGATGTTTACGGATATTGCATTGACTGGGGAGCAAAAGACCCGTTTACATTAACCAAAGTTGCAGTCGATAAAAAAACCAAACGATTATGGGCCCACCAAGAAATTTATGCGCCAATGCCGAATTTGGATAATATGGTGGAAGCTATTACCAAGAAGATAAAAGACCGCTCAAAGGTTATAATTTGCGATAGTGCCAGACCTGATTTGATAGTGTTGCTAACAAGGAATGGCTTTAATGCTCGACCGTGTTTACCGAAGAAAAAACTAAATAGTATTCAGTTGCTATCTAGTTACCAACTACTTATCACGGAACAATCCTTTAATATTCAAGACGAACTATATAAATACAAGTGGAAAGACAAAGCAGGGGAAGTTCCTGAGGACGGCAACGACCACTCAATCGACCCGTTAGGATATTATTTGCGTTGGTACGACTATACTTATTAATTTTTTTTATAACTTTGCAAATATGATAATTAAAAACTATAATACAGAGCCTTACAACGTTTTCGAAACGACTAAACCAGCAACCGAAAATGTTTTTATACCCTTGTTCAGTTCAGGGAGGGCAAATACTAATATAAGCGAAAGTTATTTAATTGAGGAGGGTTACATAACCAACGATATGGTTTACGCTGTTGCTAAGCGTATCGCTCAGGTAACCGCAAGTTTACCCATAATACTCGAAAATAACGGACAATATATTGAGGATGATAACGACGAGTTAAAGCGGTTTATATTCGAGAATTGGCACGATAACGACAGCTTAGAACAGGCGTTGTTTAAAGAGGTGCTATATTTGATACTAACGGGGGATAGTTATCACTATGCACCATACGAGTATATTGGCGCTAGTTTACCAAGCAAAAATTATATTTTGCCCCCTCAAAATGTGAGAACATGGCGTGAAACAATGTCGATATTATCCGATATTGACCGTTACGAATTTAACGACGGTGTAAGTATTCGAAAGATAAGCCCAACGGAAATAATGCACTGCCAATATTTCAACCCAAGTATTGAGGGAATTAGAAACAACGAGGGGTTAAGTCCTTTGCAATCGGGATTTGACTTACTTAAATCAACCAATAACCGAAATTTGGCAGAAAGTAGCCTATACGAAAATAGGGGCGCTAGTGGTATTATATCTTCAAGAAATGAGTACCCAATAACTGCAGAAGATAGGGAGCAGTTACAAAGAGATTTTAACAATCGGGTAGGCGGTGCAAAAAACGCCAACAAAATTATAACCGTTCAGGGGTCTGTTGACTACAAGCAGTTAGGAATGAGCGCTAGTGATATGGAGTTGCTAGGTATGAGAGCCGAACACCTTAGAGCGGTTTGCTCATTGTTTGGCGTTCAATCGGTTATATTCGGCGATGTTGGGGCAAGTACTTATAACAATATGCAGGAAGCTATGAAAGACTTTTATAACCAAACTTGTATTCCTATTATGGAGCAAATTTTGGCGCAAAAGAACAAGCAACTTGTAAAAAGATACAACTACATATCAGGACAAAAGTACAAACTAACAATAGACAAAAACGATATTGATGCACTTAAACCTGATTATACCGTTAAAGTAGATAACATATTGAAACTAATAAATGCGGGGTTAATGACCGTAGAAGAAGCAAAAACAGAACTAAACCTTTAAAAAATGGAAATAAAAACACTAATCGAGAAAAAAGCTGAGGTATTAAAGCTTAGGAGAATTGCAAGAAAATATGATGTTATAACTAAATCCGATGTTGTAGAGATTGAGAGCGAGGACGATGTACTAAAACGTACTATTATCGGCAACACTTATAATTGGTTAGATAATCATGGGGACGTGCATTTATCGGGGTGCTTTGCTAAGTCAATAAGTGAGCGTGTACCGTTTTTCTTAGCCGACCATAAGCACGATGTTACTGCAAAGGTGGGAATAATTAACGAGGTAATGGAGTCACCAATAAGTTGGGCAGAATTAGGAATTGATAAAGATGGGAATACCGAGTGTTTAAAGGCAAATGTTGATATTATCGAGGATCTAAACAAAAGTGTATATTACCAATATAAAAATGGTATGATTAACCAACACTCAGTTGGAATGGAATACATACAACTGGATATTGCCATTAACGATACTTACGATAAAGATGGTTATGCAAATTGGTTAAAATACTTACCGATGTTAGGCAATCCGATAGAAGCTGAGGAATGCGGTTACTTCTACTTAGTTAAGGAAGCTAAATTATTTGAAATAAGCGCAGTTTTAGCGGGTAGTAATATATTAACCCCAACTATGCAAGATGACGCTGTTATAAAAGAAATTTATAATAAATTTGGAGATATAGAAAAATTTTATGAATTTTGTAAAATCACTCTAGGAACTGAGCCGACAAATGTCACTCAGGTAGTAGAGCCGAAAAAGAAAAACTATTATAAACATTTAATTAAAAAGTAAAAACAATGGAAAACTTTACAGCAGAAACAACCTTTGAGGAATATTTAGGAATGTTGGGTATTACCAACTTCGATGAATTACCTGAAGAGGAACAAGCGAAATTAGTGCAAGACTACCAAGATGCTTTGGCTAACTTGGTTAAAATGTACGAAGAAGAAAACAAGAAAAACAAAACTCAAATTTCAGTAATGAAAAATCAAATGGAGTTAGGTTTTAAAGAATTATCTAAAAAAATGGAAAAAATGAAATCAGTAGAAAGCGTAGTAAAAAGTTTCTCGGCTCAAATCCGTGAAAGCTTAATGGCTAACAAACAAGCGTTAAGCGATTTAAAGAACGACAAAAACAAATCCGTTGTATTTAAGGCGGTTGGTAACATGACCTTTAGCGGTAACTTATCAGGCGGTAATGTGCCTGTTGAAGACCGTATCGAGGGTTTAAACGTAATTGCTACAAGAGAAAATAAATTCTTATCAGCATTACAAGCGAAAGCAACTTCAAGCAATGTAATTAGCTGGGTAGCTCAAGCAAATAAAGACGGTTCAGCTGGTCAAACTGCTGAGGGTACTGCGAAAAACAAAATTGATTTTGATTTAGTTATTGCTTCTGAGAATGTTAAGAAAACTACTGCGTTTATCAAAATTTCAAACGAAATGTTAGACGATGTTGATTGGATGCAGTCAGAAATCGAAGCGGAGTTAATGAGAGAGTTATTCAAAGCAGTTGAGAACGGTGCATTTAGCGGTGACGGTACAGGAGCTAATTTGAAAGGTGTGAAAACCGTAGCAACTGCATTTGCAATCACAGGTGCTGACTTTGGCGAAGTAGTTGTTAACCCTAACATCGTGGATGTATTGGTTGCTGGTAACTTACAAATTGAATTAGCTGAGCAAGGACAAGCCTCTTTATGTTTCTTAAACCCAAGAGATATAGCGAAATTAAAAGTTCAAAAAGTATCAGGAACAGATAAGAGATACATTGATAGGTTACAAACTATTGGCGACACTTTATTATTAGATGGAATTACAAAAATAGTTCCAACTACTTTAATACCTACAGGCGAATTCTTAATGGGTAACTTTGATAAAGCTTACTTAGTAGAAAAAGACGGTGTTAAGTTTGACATCGGTTACGAAAATGACGACTTTACTAAAAACTTTGTTACATTGTTAGCTGAGTGGAGAGGTGCGGTAGTTGTTAAAACTAACGACAGAACAGCGTTTATTAAAGGCGACTTTGCAAGTGCTGAAGCATTATTACAAACTACGTAATCTTTCTTTCATATCATAGTTTAATTGTTGAATGGTGGGGGCGTAATTGCCCTCACTTTTTTTTTGTAAGATGAATAAAGTAATTTATATAATGGCAATATATCAACGCCATGAATTAACTAAGATAGTGTTAGACTATTACAAGGAATTGGGTATTGATTTAATCATTGCGGGTAGTGAGGGCGTAATAAGTCAAGATTTGGCTAAGGGGTTTAAATATATTGAGGTGGCTAATAGTCCGCTAACTTACAAGAATAATGCAATGCTTAAAGAGGTGCAGAAGTATGAACATGACGCGGTTGTGTTATTGGGTAGTGATGACTTAATTTGTCCGCAAACGGTGGAGTTTTACAAGCACCTACAAACAGATAAGGTATTTGGGTTTAGTGATATTTACTTTTATTCAACTGAGCATAAGCAGTTAGGATATTTAGAACTCGACAAACATTTCGGTGCTGGGCGTTTCTTCCCTAAGTCGGTATTAGAAAAATGCAATTATAAAGCTTGGCAAAGGCAATTAGATAGGGGTTGCGATACTGAAACCGAACGATATTTTAAAACATTGGGGATTGAATTTGAGCGAATAAGTATAAAGAAAAACAATCTTTTTTTAATAGATATAAAGCACGATTATAATATCTCGAGCAAAAACATTATCTTTGCTTGTAAGAAAGAAAACTTTAATATTATGGCTAAAAAAGTAGGAAAACAAACAGCGAATAAAGTAGAGCAGTTAACATTTACACCTAAAGCAGTGTTAAACGGTTACGTGCGTGTAATTTGTAACGACAAAAACGAAAGTTTAAAGGGTAGAACATTGTTGTTACCTGAGGAAAAAGCAAACTTAATAGTGGCTAAAGGTTGGGGAGTGTATGAGGGTTAAGATAGAAGGTAAAAACTACGAGGTTAAAACCTTATTCGGCGAATACAAAATAAAAGATTTAATTTGGGCAAATCGTATCTTAAGAGAAAACGACATGAGCCCTCGCTTTTGTATGAAGTTGCTAAAAGAAACGACTAACATCCCTGTTGAGGTGCTCGAAATATTGGATTTTGAAAGCGAAATTAAGGTACTTGCCGAAATGAGCCTAATCGGTTTGCGCACTCCTGATATAGATGTGTTCATGGATTATGTGCAAGTTGATGGAGTAAAGTACTACAAACGTGAAGAATTGTTAACCTTAAGCGGTATAAAGGTAATGTTTGGTAAAAACAACTTTAAACAGTTTGCATTAATGGGGCAGTTGCACGATATATTAGCACGTAACAAGGAAGTTGACCCTACAAACTTAGCTTCATTGGTTGCGGTGTTGTATGGCGAAGACTTTTCGGATAAGGCAATAGAGGAACGAGCAAAAAAGTTCATGGATTTGGATTTATATAGTGCGTTTAGCGGTTTTTTTTTGTTTCAAAGGGAATGGAACAAATTTCTAAATTGTTTGTCGGTATATTCACAAACGAGAGTTCAAGCAATGTTAAGTATAGAGCGTTTGCAAAGAAGATTATTGAAAACAATTTTTGGTTCTCTTTTGCCTTTGAAGTGGCGGAGTTGGGAATTTTTAATAAACCTAACAAAACGCCTTTAGAGAGTGTACACGAAACTAACTGCATGGATGTACTGCACTATTTGAACGTAAAACAAGCACAAGCTAAATTAATAAATTATGATTAACAAAATAATTGAATTACTTGAAGAAGTTGCAACCGCTTACACTTATGTACAGGGGTTTAGTTATGCAAGTCCCTACGAGATGAACGGCGCACCAAGTATGCAGTTCCCTCATATTTTGGTAGCTGATACGCCCGACTGGAGTAATAAAGGTGAGTATCGTGGCAATGGTTTAGGCAATAAAACAACGTGGGATTTGCGTGTGTTTCTATTTGATACTTACAACCAAGCCGAGCGTACAACGGTAGGACGTGCAACCAAGCAACAAGAGTTAAAAACCGCAATGGATAGGTATTTGGCAGAATTCAAATACAGGGCGTTAAATGAGTTGGGGTACAATGTAGAATTGAGCAATGGATTTGTAGCCAAACGCCAAATGAATGGTAAATTGGAGCAATGTAGTGCTAATTTAAGGGTAACAGGCAACAATACTTGTGACTTAGGAACTTTTGAGTATGCTGGATAGTTGGAGAGCAAACGGTTTGGATTTAATCGGGGAGTTTGTGCTCGATTTGATGAAAACGGAACTTGAGGAACAAGGACACCGAGCAACGGGAAAGCTAATCGATAGCATGACTTACAAAATCAACGGCGATAGTATTGAGTTTTACGCGGAAGACTATGCGAAATTTGTTGATAGTGGGCGAAAAAAGGGAGCTAGAAAAGTGCCAATAGATGCGTTAATTAGTTGGATTGAGCAAAAAGGTATAGCCTCGGGAGATACAGAGGTTAAAAAAGTGGCGTACGCAATCCAAACGGCTATATATAAAGAGGGTAGTCCGACAATGGGTAGCTTACAATATTCGCAAAACGGTAGAAGAAAAGACTTTATAAAGTTTGCAGTAACTGAAAATGAAAAGATTATACTGCAAAAAGTAGTAGAAATATTCGATAAAACGGTAAAAACCGAGTTTATAAATGAAATGGTAAATATTAGAAAGCAATGGCAACAACGAATTTAGGCTTAACGGGCAGTCCATACTTAACCCAAAAGAGGGTAGCAAGGGCACAAACTAACAATGCAAGTGTAATACAAATGCGTATGACCGTAACTATTGACGCGGTTGATTATGTATTTGAGCAGTTACCAGATATTGGAACAAGCAACCTATTCACGTTTGAATTGAATAGCTTTTTAAGGAACTTTGTAATAAGCAGTTTAAAGACTTTAAGCTCGGGCAGTGTTGCAAGTGGTAACACTACTTTATTTACTTACATATTCGAGGGGTTGGACGTTAACAACGATGTTATAAGTGGGGAAACGTCCGCAAGTGGTACAAACGTAGTAATGAATTACAGTAGTGATGATTTAAACCCTATTGATATTGCCGATTATTTAAACTCGAATACAGGTATAGCAACCAACTTGCTTTTAACCGACTTTTTAAACCCTAGAAAGGTAATATTAAATAGTTACGTAGCTTTAAGTAGCTTTAGGACTGGCGATACTCAAAGGTGGTGCGTAGTGTTTACCGATGCAACGGATAGTATTGTAGCAGACGCTGAGGTTTTGCCAGTATTTGACGGTACATTGGGGAGTGACATAAACTACGGAAGCACGTTAATACAACAATTTGACGAGCCAACAGCAACGAAAATGAGTATATTTATTGCTGATGTTGGCGGTTCGGGGTTTAGTCGTACGCTTAGGAGTAGGATTTACACCTTTGAAAAGGTTGCAGAACCGTGCCAATATGTAGAAGTATTATGGATTAACCAATTTGGAGCAATGGAAATTACATTGTTTAATTCCAATTTCGCATTTGGAACGCAAATAAATAAAAAATCATTTGAGAAAGTAAGACCAGTTAACCCTACTTCATACGATAGAGGGCAGAATAATTACATGGTGGAAAGTGTTAAGCGCTTTACCATTTGGAGCGACTACGAAAAAATGGAAGATATAGAGAAATTAAACTATATTTCAGTAAGTCCGCAAGTTGCGGTTAAGATAGGAGCGCAAATAATTCCTGTAATAGTTGAAAATGCAACAACGGAAGACTATAATTATCACGAGCCAATTAACCGAGTTACATTTAACATGGTAATGGCTAACAAACGTATAAATGTTGTATAATGGAAGATTTACAGATTTACATAGTAGGTAAAGGGTACTTAGATTTACTAGACTTTACCGACTTTCCTTTAGTACTTAAAAAAAGTATTGCCAATATTAGCGATGTGACAGCCCGAGAAAGTGACTTTAGTTACGATTTTGAAATACCTAATAATGCGAATAACAACAGCATTTTATTTGGTATGGAATACGTAAGTTATGCGGACAAATCTATACTAGGTAAGCAAGAAGCGGTTATCGTTTTAAATGGTGCTGAGTACCAGCGTGGCTTTGTTGAGGTACGTGCCTCTAGGTTTATGGATAAATATGTGTGCAACTTCTTTGGTGGTAATGCTGAGTGGATAGAAGAGGGCGCAAATATATTGGTTAAAGATTTAGATTGGAAAAACGACACGCAGAATTTCACGCAGTCGGGTATTACAACGGTTAACACTTCGGGGCGTTCAATTAATGATATATTTTACCCGTTCATAGATAGGAACACTGCAAACGATATAGGCACTTACAGACCTGTATTTTATTTGCGTAATTTATTTGAGTTGTTTTTTAGTGGCATTGGTTATAGTATAGATAGCGACTTTTTAAGTAGTAAATTTGTAAACGGTTCAGGAAATAACAACGGTTTAGCAGTTGATTTAGGCGTAAACTTTGAATTTGATGAAAGTGATATAGTTGATACTATTGCTAAGTACAGCGGAACGGCTACAATAGGCGGAATTTATCAATTAGGTGCTAACAGTCCGAGTGGGCCTTTTGTGCGTAGTGTTAACCTTACAAACTACTATACTACATTAGTAGAAGATAACAACACACTATTTACAACGGGCGTTGGGTATGAAGCACCAAAACGCGGTTTTTATGCGTTTACTTTTGATTTTAGAAACTCCATTGCACAACGTACGCAATTTACAACATTTCCAAGTGTTCAATATATCAACACTACAGATATAAATTTTATACCGTTAATTAGATTGGTTTTAAACGTGAATGGTACGCCAACTATTTTAACCGATATTAACACTACTCTACAAGTAAGAGGACGTTTATTTACAGCTAGTGTATTTTTAGAAGCAAACGATATTGTAAGTTTTGAGTTAAGAGATACGCAAACAAGATTGGATACTAACAACTTTGCGGTGTTTAACAATTATCGTTTTTTAATTCCTAACAACACTTTCAACATCCAATTTAAAGCTAAAATAGAGTTGGGCGATACCTACGCAATTAGCCAAGTAGTGCCTAAGGAAATGAAAGCTATTGATTTAATAAGCGACTTTAAATTTTTGTTTAACCTTTACTTTGACGCTGATATTAAACGCAAGGTAGTAAAGATAGAGCCACGCAATAGTTGGGTGGATGTGGATAGCGCTGATGTAGATGGATATTACCAAAGTGTTGGTTTAGCTTCAAATTGGACGGACTTAATAGATTATACAAATCCGCCTGAGATATTTAACGAATTAAACTATAACCGTGATTTAAAACTACGATACAAGGCCGATGCTGATGATAAATGGTTATTGCAATGGGAAAAAAATAATAATAGAACATACGCGCAGTATATTCATAATTTGGGTACTAGGTTTCCGAATGGCGAAACGGTATTAGAAACTAAACTAATTGCACCAAGCATACAAGGGCGTACGAGCAACGCAGTTACTTCAATCGTGCGCCAAGAATACGCGCCTTTAATTGGAGTTGATACAGACCAACCAAGCCCGAATAACAGATATGCACCGCGTATAGGGTGGATAGTTAACAGCAGTTTTCAAGTTGGTCCTGTTGTTTTTGAGTATTCGAGCTTTGTTATGGAGGCGTTCGATGACTTAGTAGTGTTTGCCGATAGTAGTAAGCTAACTTTTAACGGCACTAACGGACTATTTGAAAGGTTTTGGAGCAAGAACATCCGCAACTTAATGAACGCTGTTGTGGTTAAATGTAAGGTGCGGTTAACGAAATACGAGATTAAAACTTTTGACTTTAGTAAGCCTGTTTATATTGCTTTACCGCAACAATTAGCTGGATATTACGCGGTGCAAAGTATTGAAGCAAACTTATTAGATGATGACTTGGTTAACGTGGAGTTGCTAACTTACAAAGATTATGCACCTTTAACCGTTGACCCGAGCCAACGAACTAATATAAACGCAAACACGCAAAACCAACAAAACCAACCCGCACGATTTGTTTTGTTTGAAGACGATACAACAGGGCAATTAATCAACGTGCTTGATGTGGACGATAATGGAAACTTTATAAACCTAATATACGAATAAAATGGCTGAAGAATTAATTTACAAACTAAACTTTGAGGGTGCGGATGACGCAACTAAAAATTTAGCGAAACTAAAAAAAGAGTTAGCGGATTTGACCGCACAACAAAAAGCGAATAAGGAAGCTTTAAAACAAGGTACTATTTCGCAAGACGAATATTACGAAAGTCAGGTTAAGTTAGAAGCCGAAACAAAGTCGTTAAAGGAAGCAACGCGCCAAGCTGAAACGGCATACATGGCAAACGCTAAAGCAAGTGCGGGTGCTGGTATGAGTATAAAGCAACTAAGCGCTGAGTTATCTAAAAACAAACAAGCCTATCAAAACTTAAGTAAAGAGGAGCGAGAAAATGACGCAATCGGGGGTAAATTGTTAAGAACAATAGAAGCTCAAGACAAGGAATATAAAGATTTACAAGTAAGTATAGGTAACACCCAAGTAATGGTGGGTAGTTACTCCAATGCTATACAATCAAGTTTGCCGTTAATGGGTGGATTTGGCGGACAAATTCAAACGATAATACGAAGTTTAGGGCAAATAAAAATAGCTTTAAAGGCTTATGAAACGGCAATGAAATCCCAAGCGGTTGCGACAAATGTTAGTTCAAAGTCGCTAAATCTGTTTAGAATTGCCCTAATTAGCACTGGAATTGGTGCAATAGTGGTGGCTTTAGGTAGCTTAATAGCTGCGTTTGTAAGCACTCAAAGGGGGGCGGACGCAATAACCAAAGCTATTGCGCCTTTAAAAGAAATTTTTGCGGTGTTTGTTGGTTTCCTGCAAGATAAAGCATTGGCAATATTCGACCGCTTAAAGGAAGCGATTAACAATCCTAAACAAGCCTTTATAGATTTATTAAACTTTATCAAGCAAAGTGTAATTAACAGATTTAACGGAGTTACAATGTATTTTGAAGGGTGGGCGCAAACCTTTGTGGGGTCGTGGCAGACTTTAGGACTGAAACTAAAAAAGGTTTTAAACAACGTACCTATAATTGGAGCGGGTTTAGGTAAAGACGCACTTGCGAAGTTGGATAAAGATATTGCAATGGCTGAAAAAAAGGTTACAGACGGAGTTCAAAAAATGGCAAACGGAGTGCTACAATCAGCAACAGGAATTGAAAAGCCATTTGACAAAATAAAGCAAGGTTTTAAAGATGTTTCAAAATCGGTTGA